GTAGCAATTTCTAAAAGATTAGGTGTGCCGCTAGAAGAATATGCGAAACAATTAGCCGCGAAGGAGGTATAAGCATATGGAAAAGAAAACTAAAAAAACTTCCCGCGTGAGTCAAACTAGAGTTAAAGAAGAACGACCTAAAGTTTGGACTCCTCCATCATCACTTGATGCACCGCCTGCGCCAGACGGTTATAGACATAGATGGATACGCGCCGAAAGCATGGGTTTTGACGATACAAAAAACATGTCCGGTAAAATGAGATCTGGTTGGGATTTGGTAAGATCCGATGAATATCCAGATAGTAATTATCCAAGTGTCAATGACGGTAAATACGCAGGAGTGATAGGGGTTGGTGGCCTTGTGCTGGCAAGGATACCCGAAGAGCTCGCAAAGCAACGTGAAGCGTACTTTAATCAAATGACGCAAGATCGTAATGATGCTTTAGAAAACGATGTCTTAAAGGAACAGCATCCAAGTATGCCGATCAATCAAGATCGACAGACTCGTGTAACTTTTGGTGGCTCGAAAAAAGACTAATCTTTTTCAACCATCGATTTAACAATAACCCTTTAAGGAGGAAACAAATATGGCAAATGTAAATGCCCCTTTTGGTTTCAGAGCGATGGGAAAATTAGGTAGTGATGTAAATAACATGGCTACTGCTGAATACAAAATTGCTGACAATGCTAGTCTTGATTTATTTCAAGGTATGATTGTTGGAAATGCATCTGGTCTTATTACGGCTGGTACCGCTACAAGCACTAAAAATCTTGGTGTTTTAAACGGTGTATTCATTTCTAAAGACCCGTCAACCGGAAAACCAACTTTTAAAAACCAGTACTCACAGACTAATGTGGCTACAGGTGAAACAATAACGGCGTTCGTTTTTGACGACCCTAATACTCTGTTTGAAGTGCAAGCAGGAGGAATCCTCGCACAAGCAGCACAAGGTAACAACATTGACTCAGTTCTAGGAACTGGCGACACTGCAACAGGTCTCGCTAGATCTACAACTGCATCATCAGTTACTGGTTCTGGTGCTACTGCACAATTCAGAATTATTAAACCGTCAGCGGACCCATCAAACAATGACATTGCTAGTGCGAATTGTAATTATATCGTTAAATTTAACGAGCATCTTTACCTTACGACTACTGGTGGTGACGCGTAATAGCAGGAGGACATAAATTATGGCTATATCAAGACAACAACTAGCAAAAGAGCTAGAGCCAGGTCTGAATGCTTTATTCGGACTTGAGTACAAAAACTACGAAAACCAGCATGCAGAAATCTTTGACGTCGAGAACTCTGACAGAGCTTTTGAGGAAGAAGTAATGTTATCTGGTTTTGCACAAGCGCAAGTTAAGCAAGAAGGTTCTGCCGTTGCTTTCGATAACGCAAACGAGTCTTTCACTTCACGTTATACTCATGAAACAGTAGCGCTCGCATTCGCGATCACTGAAGAAGCTGTTGAGGATAACTTGTATGATAGTATCGCTAAACGTTATACTAAAGCACTAGCAAGATCTATGGCTAACACAAAACAGATCAAAGCTGCTAACGTCCTAAACAATGGATTTAACAGCTCGTTCCCAGGTGGAGACAGCAAAGAATTATTTGCTACTGACCACCCGACTGTTGGAGCAGGAGATCTATCAAACGAACTAGCGACATCAGCTGACTTAAGTGAGACTTCACTAGAGCAAGCTATGATTGACATCGCTGCGTTTAAAGATGAAAGAGGCTTAAAAATTGCTGCAAGAGGATTGAAATTAATCATTCCTTCTGAGCTACAGTTTACAGCTGAAAGAATCTTAAAATCTCCAGCAAGAGTTGGAACTTCAGACAATGATTTAAACGCTCTGTCTTCTAAAGGAATGATTCCACAAGGATACGTGGTAAACAACTTCCTAACAGACACAGACGCTTTCTTCATTAAAACTGATGTTCCTAACGGAATGAAGATGTTTAACAGAGCAGCTATCAAAACTGCTATGGAAGGCGACTTCGATACTGGTAACATGAGATACAAAGCTAGGGAAAGATACAGCTTCGGCTTTTCTGACTGGCGTGGTATGTTTGGTTCACCAGGTGCTTAATAGTTAAGTATAAAGAACTAATTTAAAGGGGGCTTCGGCCCCCTTTTTATTTGCAAAATACAAATTAAAAGCGTATATTCAGGATACTGCATACTTATAAATAGTCAGTATAGACTCGTGCAGTAGACAATGTCTCAGACTGTGCTGGCGGAAAAGGAGACCAATATGGCTAATACAACTTTTAGCGGTCCGGTCAGATCAGAAAATGGCTTTCAAGTTATTTCTAAAGATTCTAGCACGGGCGCTATATCAAACTCTAGTTTTCAGGTTAACTCAACTGGACAACTAGTTTCTTTAGGAACAAGAAAAATACAATCTTTTGCTGGTACATTGGCATCAACAGACGCGGCGTCAACTGCATATGGAGATGGTGACGTTCTTGTTGAATTAGGGACTTTAGATGTTACAGCACCTTCTGCTTTAGTAACACCTTCTAAGTTTTTTATTCACAGAGCATTAATTGGTATTACAACTGCAGCAGGACAAACTCTTGTTGGTGGTTTATCATTAAGTGCAACATCTGGAACAGCAACAAACTCTGCAGTTTCTTCTGGAACTGAAATTGTTGGTGCTGGTGTGACATCTTTTAACGAGCAGTTAAGTGCTACACAATCAATCACAGAGGTTGATGTAAACTTTAACAATACTGCTGGTAACTACCACATCTTTGTTCCAAACATTACAGCGGCGATTGCTAGCAAAAACTTATATGCTTTTGCTACTACAGCAGTAAACGCTGATATAACGGCTGGAAGATTTACAGTTGAACTAGAATACTCGGTATATTAAAAAATTAATGTGGGCCTTCGGGCCCACAGTTTAGGAGAATTATTATGGATGTAAAAGCATCAGTAGCATTAACTGGAGATGGTAGACTACAAGGATTTATTGGTGGCTCAGCTACTAATCTTGGTCCTGTTAGAATTAAAACAATACAAGCGCAAGCAAGCGCTGCGGACGCTGAAGTAAAAGTTTATGATAACACCTCTGCGGCAGGCGTAATTAAAATTCATCACAAGTTTGGAACAGCTGCTAACGAAACGTTGGTTGTAAACTTTGATGGAGAGGGTGTAAGATTTGAAACTGCTGCTTTCGTTGACGTAACAAATTGTGATTTTGTAGTAGCTTATTACAGTTAAGGAGTAGCATATGCCTAACACTACTTCAGGAACAGCAACGTTCGACAAAACTTTTTATATTGATGAAATATTAGAGGAAGCATACGAGCGTATTGGCGTTAAAGATCTGAATGGATACAGACTTAAGTCTGCACGTCGTTCTTTAAACATAATGTTTCAAGAATGGGGCAATAGGGGTTTGCATTATTGGGAACTAAAACAAACTAATATTGATTTAGTAGAAAACCAAGCTGAGTATCATTTTTTTAGAAGTGCAGCAGACGATACTTCTGACAGTAACAGGGCACAAGCAACAACCAATCAAGTGGCATCAACTATTTTTGGAATGGATGATGTTCTTGAAGCAACTTACAGAACCAACAGAACACAAAGCACGCAACAAGACACGGCCATGACTAAGATTGATCGTTCAACTTATTCTGCTTTAGCAAATAAATTAACTACAGGACAGCCAACACAATATTATGTTCAACGTTTTATTGATCGTGTTACTATTAGTGTTTATCCAGTCCCTGACTCAACAGCTGCTTCTGCAGATATGCATATTTATTATGTTAAAAGAATAGATGATGTTGGGGATTTTACAAATGTAGGTGATGTTCCTTATCGTTTTGTTCCTTGTATGGTTTCAGGTTTGGCTTATTATTTAGCACAAAAAGAAAAACCAGAATTTGTTCAACAATTAAAATTATTGTATGAGGATGAATTAAATCGTGCGTTGGTTGAAGATGGTTCTTCTACTAGCACACATATAACACCGAAAGCATATTACCCAAATGTCTAACTTTGCATCAGGAAAAAAAGCAAAAGCAATATCAGATCGTAGTGGTTTAGCTTTTCCATATACTGAAATGTTAAAAGAATGGAATGGATCTTTTGTTCATCAATCTGAGTTTGAATCAAAACACCCACAAATAGAGCCAACAGCACACAAAGCAGATGCTCAAGCTTTACAAAACGCAAGACCAGATAGAGAAGAAAATGCTGTTCCAAATTTACTAAAAACAAATCCTTTTAAAACAGGTTCTGCTAGTTCTTCTACAATTACAGTTACAGAAATTAGTCATGGCAGATCTAGTAGTGATACAGTTAGATTTAGAGGTGCTGTTAGTTTTGACGGAATTACAGCAGATAAAATTAATTTAGCCGCTGGTTATACAATAACCGTGGTAGATACAAATACATATACTTTCTCAGTATCGACAGATACTGCAACAACTGGTAGTATTAACGGAGGAGGGTTTAGGGGCTTACGCTGGTCCGGTAACAATAGTAGCATGACAACATACGCAGAATTAACACAACAGATATTAGATTATACAGAAACAGACACAAATGTTTTAACATCAACTATTACTAATGATTTTATAGAACATGCTGAAATGCGTTTGTATAGAGAATTAGATATTGATCCTTTTAAAAAAAATGCAACAGCAACACTAACTTCCGGCACACCTTTTGTAACACTACCAGGATCAATTCCAGCTAATTTTAGCACCATACGTTATATAACTATTTATAGTCCTAGTGGTTCACTTGGCGGATTA